GGGCGTATTGAAACTCCCATATTGAAACGACCTATTACTAAGGACATGGTAAAAAATATGACAGCAAACAAATTGTTTAATTACTATTTGCAAGCTGTCGAAACAGAGGTATCTGTACAAAAGTTACGACAAGTACAAACACTGATTGAATCATATGAAACGGTCATGATACTTTATACATATGACTCAGTATTATTTGATGTGCCAGTAACTGAAGCAAAAGAGTTATTACCTCAAATTAAACAAACGTTAGAACAAGGCAATTTTCCGGTAAAAGTAAAAGTTGGCAATATTTATGATAAAATAAAAACTATTTCCTTATGACTATAGATTCAATATTAACAGAATGGAGTTACAGATTACCAAAAGGTTATCCAACTAGATCTAAGGACTATGAACTGTTATATCATGTTATTTTGGAAATGACTGATTTAACTCCATTAGAAGCTCGAAATATAATTAATAACGCTCAAGGATTAAATGAACAAACTGATCCTTTGGAGTTTTCACAATTAAATTTATCAGATGATTTACTTCAACAAATAAAAAATCGTTACGAAAACTTATCTACGGCTGAGCAAGAAGATTTCAAAAAAAATTATAGAAGACATACAATCGATTCATTTATGAACGGTGGGTATAAATCATTTTCTAAATTTTATGATATTTTACCAACAGGGAAAGCGGCCGCAGGAATGGGTAGAGGCGAAATTGAAGTTTTATTAGCTGTAGCAAATTCGCAACCTGGTGGAACTGCAATGCATGACATCGTAATGCAAGACGGCGAATGGGAAGTTAAGGAAATTGGAAAACTACCTAGACTAACTAAATCTGGAGAAATGGGTAAAGCACCCGAAGGTAAAACATTTCGCCCAGCAAAAAACGGAATACCTGTCGCCGGCGATTTACTTTCACAAACAAATTCATTTTTTAATGATATCGTAATACCATTAATCGAAATGGGTGACCCGTTTGAAAAATTAAAAGATTTGGTAGATCTGAATGGGCATCAAGAATTAAAAAATTTAATCACAACAATCCAAGACATTTTCATACCTTTAACTGACAACGTACGAAACGCAGAAGTTAGTTATAAAGGAGGATGGTCTCAAATGTATAAAGGTTGGCAAATCATATATGCTATAGTATGGCTGTCGGAGTTAGACACTGCTATACATGATACCCGATTAACCATCAAAACCGGGAACGATCAATTTTCATACTGGATAACTGCTGATGATTTTAGAAAAATACAAACCGCTTCCGGAGACACAGAAAACATTTCAATTAACATTGGTCCACAAATTACCAATGAATCAACTAATGAGGCTATATGGTTCAACAAATTAAAAAACCACGTGTTAGTTAAAAATCCAAATATGATGATTGAATTATTAAATAATACAAAAAATAAATTTTTCAATGGAATAAATGGATTAATTGCATATGATGTCAATCGTCCTGGAATTCCAATTGTAACTACATCGCCTGATTGGGCTATTATTGGATTATCCCAAGGAATGTGGACTTTCGGATTAAAATCAGCATATACAAACTATGATTTCATAAAACAACAATCGTAAGGACATGAATTGAAAACACAACTGCTTTGCACATTTGCACATAGATCAGATTTAAACATAGTAACCGAATACATACAGCAAAGTTACATCATACCGGAGCAACGTATATTCATATTTGCAAATGCAGAATCTGCAGACAATTTGTATTGCACATATAATGCGGATGCAGGAACGCAACGTGGACAGAATACAATTAGCATTCACCGAAAAAAAGAAACTAATACATTATATACAGTTAATGCACTTAATCAAATTATAAAGGCAGTTAACAACGGTGTATTAGACAAAACATTCCAACTTGATTGGAGCATATATCAAAACTCTTTTATCCTAACAGATGAAGCAGGATATCGCGTAATTGACCTCATATTCTTCAAGAAAATTTCTTGGAAGTAATATTTATATATGTAAAAGATTTAAAAAACTTAACAAATTACTTTGATTTAACCCATTAATTATCTATATTATAATTAACTATAATGAATTACGAAAAACTATATCAACAATTGATAGGTCGTGCAATTACACGAACATTAACCGGTTATAAAGAACGCCATCACATTGTTCCTAAATGTATGGGTGGAGATAACTCAAAATTAAATCTAGTAGACTTAACAGCTCGAGAACATTTTATTGCACATAAATTATTATGCGAAATTTATCCAAATCATAAAGGTATACAGTTAGCATTTTGGGCTATGATTGTATATAAATCTAAAAAAAATCAACGTACATATAAAGTATCATCTCGAGAATATGAATCAATTCGTTTATCTGTAATTGATATTATACGAGAAACCCAAAAAAACAGAGTCCGGACGCCACATTCAACTGAAACTAAACAAAAAATATCATCCGCTCTTACCGGCAAAATCAAAACCAAACAACATGTTGATAATTTATCTAAATCATTAAAAGGTCGTAAAGTTTGGAATAAAGATAAACGCGGTGTACAAACAGTAAGTGATGTAACTAAAGAAAAAATGAGATTAGCTCATTTAGGTAAAAAACGTAAACCACATACCGAAGCGACAAAAGAAAAAATTAGAAAAAGTTTAGAACAAACTAGATTGAATAAAAAGAATCATAATTAAATTTGGATTTAACCAGTAAATCAATTATATTATTATTAATTAAATTTTATTAACAACTTAACAAAAAAAGGAAAAATTATGTTAAATTTAGACGCTATCAAAGCAAAACTTAATCAATTAAACAAAATCGATGACAAAAAAAGCAACATCTGGAAGCCTGAATCTGGCAAGACACGTGTTCGCATCGTCCCTTACGTTCATCGCAAAGAAAATCCATTTCTAGAATTGTATTTCCATTATGACATTGGTAAGAAAACCATGTTGTCACCTATCACCTTCGGAAATGCAGATCCAATTGTAGAGTTTGCTGAGAAATTGAAAAAGACCGGAGACAAAGAAGATTGGCTCATGGGTCGTAAAATTGAACCGAAAATGAGAACATATGTTCCTGTTATCGTTCGTGGTAAAGAATCTGAGGGAGTTAAATTCTGGGGCTTTGGTAAAACCATTTATACGGAATTGCTTTCTATTATTGCAGATGCTGATTATGGTGATATTACCGACTTAATGAATGGCCGTGATATTGATGTAGAATTTACACCAGCAGAAGGTGCAGGTTCATATCCTAAGACAGCAATTCGTGTTAAACCAAATACGCAACCTGCAACAGAAGATAAAGAAGTTGCTCAGAAGATTATGAATCAACCACAAATTACTGATTTATTTCCAGAGCCGTCATTTGACGAATTGCAACAAGCATTAGAAGAATGGATGAATCCAGAAAATGCAGATTCAGATGTTGACTCAGAAGAAGAAACTTCTACACCTGCAGCAGCACCAGCAACAACATCAGCATCAAAACCAGCAGCTACAAAAGTAGACTCAGTTGCAGATGCATTCAATGATTTATTCAATTAAGAAGGAGTCATAGATGGCAAAGAGTAAAAGTAAACTGGAACTAGAAGACAGTCTAGCAAGTACATTAGCAGATAGTATCAACAAACAATTTAAAGGACAAAATCTTAAGACCGCGTTCTTTTTAGATGGCGATGAAGATTCTCCAAGCAATGTATCAGAATGGATTTCATCAGGTTGCTCGATGCTTGATTTAGCAATTTCAAACCGTCCCTATGGTGGATTTCCTGTGGGACGGATTACTGAAATTACCGGATTAGAAGCATCTGGTAAATCATTATTAGCAGCACATACTTTAGCAGAAACGCAAAAGAAAGGTGGATTGGCTGTTTATATTGATACTGAATCTGCTACGAGTGCAGAATTCTTAACGGCAATTGGCGTTGATTTAAAAACAATGCTATATGTACCGTTAGAAACAATTGAAGAAATTTTTGAAACAATTGAAACAATTGTAGAAGGCGTTCGAAAATCAGATAAAGATCGTTTAGTGACAATCATTGTAGACTCAATCATGGGTGCATCTACAAAAATAGAAATGTCAGCTGAATATGATAAAGATGGTTATGCAACATCAAAATCAATCATCTTATCAAAAGCAATGCGCAAGGTAACCAATTGGATTGCACGTGAGCGTATTTGTTTGATCTTTACAAATCAGTTACGTACAAAATTAGGTGTATCATTTGGCGACCAATGGACAACTGCAGGTGGCAAGGCAATTCCATTCCACGCATCAGTTCGACTTCGTCTTAAAAACACCGGAATGATCAAAGCCAAAGTTAATGGCGTAGAACAAGTTGTAGGTAGCAAAACAAATGTACAGGTAGTTAAGAATCGTATGGGTCCGCCGCATCGCAAAGTAGATTATGAAATTTACTATGATAGTGGTATTGACAATTACGGTGGCTGGTTGGCTATCATGAAAAATTTTGATTTGGTTAAACAATCAGGTGCATGGTATACATTGGAAGATGTTGACCACGAAACCGGAGAAACGTTTGGTGAATTAAAATTTCAAAGCAAAGACTTTGTTGAAAAGGTTATTAGTAACCCAGCAGCAAAGGATAGGTTATACAGAAGAATTTGCGATGCTTACATATTCAAATATCAAGCAGGTATCGATGGCGGTATTGATGATGTAATAATTACAGACGAATTCATTGATGAAGAAGGATAATGAATAAGTATCAACAATTATTCAAAGAGTTACAACAAGAAAGAAATTCAAGCCCGTCGGATGTAAATGATCATCTCATGGTATTCGACGGCTTGAATACTTTTATTCGTAGCTTCGGTGCGACACCTGCCTATAATGAAGATGGCGATCATATCGGTGGTATTACTGGATTTTTATATTCAGTGGGCAAAACAGTTCGAGACTTTAAACCAACACGTTGTGTTATTGTGTTTGATGGTAGAGGCGGCTCTGCAAAACGAAAAAAGATTTACGGCGATTACAAAGCAAATAGAGCAAATAAAACAAAACTTCGTCGCCATGATCATCATGATTCAACAATTGAAGATGAACAAGAATCAATGCGACATCAATTTAGTCGATTAGTTTCTTATCTAGACAATCTCCCAGTAACATTCATGGCAATAGACGGCATTGAAGCAGATGATGCAATTGCTTATATTGCGCAAATGTATGAAGATATTTGCAAAAAAATTACCATTGTTTCTACAGATAGAGATTTTTATCAATTGGTAGATGACCGAATTCAAGTATGGTCTCCTATCAAAAAGAAAATGTATGATGTTGCAGCAGTGCATGAAGAATTTGGAGTGCATCCTAATAACATGGTTATTTATAGATCATTTACGGGAGATGCATCTGACAATATTCCAGGCGTTAATGGAATAGGACCAAAGACTATTTTAAAATTGATTCCTGAATTAGCACAGCCCGCAGAATATTCAGTTGATGCATTATTAGATAAAAGTCGAAATAATCTTAAAGAATCTAAATCATATCAGAAGATTCTAGATAATGCTCGAATCATTGAGCAAAATTATCAACTCATGAATATCAAATTATTAGATATTCCAGCACAGACTGCAAGTAAGATTCGAGGTATCATGGAACAGCCAATATCTGAATTAAATAAGTCTGAATTTCAAAGATTATTTTATGAAGATAAGATGTGGGCGATCATGAAGAATTTACCAGACTGGCTAAACAATACATGGTTATCTTTGAATGCATTTGCAAAACAAACACGCAAATAATATTTGATATTATTAATAAATTATATATAATGGTTATATGACAGATAAATTAAGTGAATACGGATTTGGATTTCAAGTCAAAGTCATAGCAGCATTATTTACGGATAGAATATTCTTACAACAAATTGCAGATATCATTCAACCTGATTATTTCGAATCAGATTCAAATAGTTGGTTACTTGAGGTTATATTAGAACATTTTAAAGAATATAAAACACCTCCATCGAAAGATGTACTTAAAGTAAAAATAACTGAGATTGAGAATGATATTCTCAAAACTGCAATATTAGAACAATTGAAAGAAGTATTCCGATACATGGAATCAGATGATCTTTCATTTGTTAAAGATGAGATTCTTAAATTTTGTAAGAATCAAGAAATTAAACGAGCAATCATGGATTCGGTTACCTTGCTTAAAATGGGTAACTATGATGAAATTAAATCTAAAATGGATAGCGCTATGAAAGCTGGTGCTGATACAAATATTGGATTAGATTATATTAATGATGTAGCATCTCGTTATAATGAAGCAGCACGACATACAATCACAACTGGCTGGGATGTTATTGATGATTTAATGGACGGCGGATTAGCTCCAGGCGAATTAGGAGTAGTAATGGCACCTGCAGGTATTGGTAAATCTTGGATGCTTATTAATATTGGTGCTAATGCAGTCAGAGCCGGTAAGACAGTTATACATTATACATTAGAGCTTAACGAAAACTATGTAGGACAACGTTATGACTCAGTATTAACCGGTATAAACGCACAAACTCTAAAACATCATCAAGACACTGTCGAGGAAAAGATGCGTTCTCTAACGGGTAATTTGATTGTTAAATATTATCCAACTAAATCAGTTGGCATAATGGCACTCAAAGCTCATATTGAAAAAACCATAATGCAAGGCAAAACACCAGATCTTATCATTGTGGATTATGGTGATCTTTTAAAGGTAAATACTAAGAAAGACAAACACGAAGCATTAGAAGATTTATATGAAGAACTTCGAGGAATGGCGGGAGAATATAAAATTCCAGTTTGGACTGCATCGCAGGCAGGACGTAGTGCATTGGAGGAAGATATTATCGAAGCAGATAAAATTGCATCTTCATATGGTAAAGTGATGGTTGCAGATTTCTTGATGTCATTGTCACGCAAAGTCGAAGATAAGATGTCAGGCACTGGTAGAGGCCACGTTATTAAGAATCGTTTCGGTCCAGATGGCATAACATTACCAAGTAAGATTAATACAAATAATGGTCAATTTCAATTCTTTGAACCACAAACTACCCAGGGTAAACAAACTACACAAGTTATGAAAACCGGAGAGAACTTAATGAAGAAAAATTTAGCTCAAAAGTTCAAAGATCTGGGTGGACAATTTGGATAAAATCATATTTATATAAAATGAAATGGGAAGGAATCATCCTTCCTTTTTCTATCTAAAAAAACTAAGTTATTAACAATTTAAAAAGGACATAGATGCCAAAACTTTTTGAGAATCGAATCCCGTTTAAGCCATTTGAATATCCAGAATATTACAATGAAGGATGGCTAAAACAAGCACAAGCATTTTGGTTGCATACAGAAATTCCAATGCAAGGCGATATTAAAGATTGGAATGAAAATTTACAACAACATGAAAAGAATTTGGTAGGAAATATCCTTTTAGGTTTTGCTCAAACTGAATGTGCAGTATCAGATTACTGGACTAACATGGTAACTAAATGGTTCCCTAAACACGAAATCAAACAAATGGCAATGATGTTTGGTTCTCAAGAAACGATACATGCAACAGCATATTCATACTTAAATGAAACTCTAGGTCTTGAAGATTTTGCGGCATTTTTACATGAGCCTGCAATTGCTGAGAAATTTGAGTTTTTAACTGCAACTACTGCAGAATGGACTTATGAAGATTTAGCATCAAATCCAGAAGCAAGAAAAGAAGTAGCTCGTTCATTAGCAATCTTTTCTGCTTTTGCCGAAGGGGTATCGCTTTATTCATCTTTTGCAGTACTTTATTCATTTCAAATGCGTAACATGTTGAAAGGCATTGGCCAACAAATGAAATGGTCTGTACGCGATGAATCGTTACATTCTAAAATGGGATGTCAACTTTTCCGTCATATGTATGAAGAATTTCCAGAACTCAAAGATGCAGTTCAATCAGATGTAGAAGAGGCTGCAACATTGATGGTACAAATGGAAGAACAATTTATTGACAAAATGTTCGAGCAAGGTGATTTGGAAAATCTAAAAGCTGAAAACTTAAAAGACTTTATCAGAAAAAGAGCCAATGAAAAATTGCATGAGCTTGGATATCAATCTATTTTTAATTATAATGTAAAATCAGCGGAAGAGTTAGATTGGTTCTATCACTTAACCGGCGGGCTTACACATACAGATTTCTTTGCAGTACGTCCAACTGATTATTCAAAAGCAAATGAAGGCGAAGATTGGTCTGATTTATGGTAACAAAAAAAGAAAAAACAATGAAAAGTTTCGGAGAAGAATTAGGTTGGGAATTAGGAGTAGATTATCCGGAGTGGGGTAACACTGAAATATATGTTAAAACAATATCAAAAGGCTATTTGCTCGAAGGTGAAACTCCTAAAGATGCATATTGGCGTGTTGCAACAGCAGTAGCGCGCCGTTTAGGCAAACCATCATTGGCATCTAAATTCTTTGATTATATTTGGCGAGGTTGGTTAAATTTAGCAACACCAGTATTATCTAATACAGGAACAGACCGCGGTTTACCAATTTCGTGTTTTGGTATCGATGTAGCAGATTCAATTCAAGACATCGGCGGCAAGAATCTAGAAATGATGCTTCTTGCTAAACATGGAGGCGGTGTCGGTATTGGAATGAACATGATTCGGCCTGCTGGCAGCAAAATATCACAAAATGGTACATCTGATGGGGTAGTTCCATTTGCAAAGATTTATGATTCAACCATTTTAGCAACAAACCAAGGCTCAGTTCGCAGAGGTGCGGCATCAGTTAATCTAAATATCGATCATCCGGACTTTGAAGATTGGTTGGAAATCCGCGAACCAAAGGGTGATGTAAATCGTCAATGTTTAAATATGCATCAATGTGTAGTTGTATCAGACAAATTTATGCGTAAATTGGAAGAAGGCAATGATGATGCTCGTCGCAAATGGGGTAAAGTACTTCAAAAGCGTAAAGCAACTGGCGAACCATATATCATGTTTAAAGGCAATGTTAACAAGCAAAACCCAGATGCATATAAAACAAATGGTTTAAAGGTATTCATGACCAACATTTGTAGTGAAATTACATTGCACACTGACGAATCACACTCATTTGTTTGTTGTTTGTCGTCTTTAAACGTAGCAAAATATGATGAATGGAAAGATACCGACCTAATCTACACAGCAACCTGGTTTTTAGATGGTGTCCTTGAAGAATTTATACAAAGGGCCAAGAATATGCGAGGCTTTGAAAACTCTGTTAGAAGTGCGGAAAAGGGTCGTGCTTTAGGTTTAGGGGTTTTAGGTTGGCATACTTATTTGCAACAAAAAGGAATGTCATTTGAAGGATTGCCAGCACAATTCGAAACCCGTAAAATATTTTCACAAATAAAAATTGAATCAGAACGAGCTTCCCGAGACTTGGCAAATGAATATGGCGAGCCATTATGGTGCGTTGGGACTGGTATGCGTAATACTCACTTAAGAGCAATTGCACCAACTGTTTCAAATTCAAAACTATCAGGCAATGTGTCTGCAGGAATTGAACCATGGGCAGCTAATGTATTCACTGAACAAACATCTAAAGGTACTTTTATTCGTAAGAATAAAGAATTGGAAAGAACTCTTAGAAAAATTGGAATCAATAATAAAGAAACTTGGGATAAGATTTTAGCTGACGGCGGATCTGTACAAGATTTAACAGAATTAGATAATTGGGGTTTTATTGCAGGTAAATTAATGCATCGAGACGAAATGCCAGAAACAGCTTTCACTAACAAAGAAATTGATTGGTCAAAAGATGTATTTAAAA